CTTATACCAAACGCTATCGAAAAAATACAACAAATGAAAGGTGTATATTTTGATTGGATTCCAAACGAAGAAATTCACGTTCACCAAGGACACGATATTGGAGTTATAGCTCAAGATATTGAAAAAATCTTTCCTGAAGTAGTAACAACAAGGGAAAATGGGTATAAAGCAGTTAAATACGAAAAATTAGTATCGGTTTTGATAGAAGGAATTAAGGAACTTAAATCTGAAATTGAAGATTTAAAATCCCAAATCATAAAATAAACCAATAAATGACTAAGCTTGTTAGAATAGTTCCATCATCCGGTTCTATCTACTTTACAGGAGATGGATTTGATGTTACAGGCTCGTTACGACTACAAACAGTAGGGAGTACTGAAGATATACAATTTATCGACGGTGAAACAAACGAATCTATACTGCTTATAGGTAAAGATAGTAAACGTGTAGGTATAGGTACTGTATCTGCTTCCGCTAAATTAGAAGTATCTTCACCACTAGATGAAGATCTCTTATTAATTAGAAACGCAAGTGCAAGTGTAAAAATAAACAATCAAGGCATATTAGAACTTTCAGCATTTTTAGGAGAATCTACTCCAATAGAAGGTGGAATTTATTATAGTGCTTCGAATTTTTTCCTAGGAATTTAATATTTATCAATAAAATAACCATCCCTAAAAACTAAAAAATAAATGGCTAATTGGAAGAAAATTGTAGTATCCGGCTCGGATATCTCACAATTAAACAACGATAGTGGGTATATATCAGCATCACAACTGGTACAATCTTCTTCAGTTGCTGCCAGAGCAACTACCTTATCTGCAGACGCAACTGCATCCTATGCTTTATTAGCTAGTGATGCTAGAACAGCAGATAGCGCCTCTGTAGCATCAAGAGCAACAACCTTAAGTGCAGATGCTACTGCATCGTATGCCTTATTAGCTAGCGATGCTAGAACAGCAGATTCCGCTTCAGTTGCGGCTAGGGCCACAACATTAAGTGCAGATGCTACTGCTTCATTTGCCGACCTAGCATCAGATGCACGAACAGCTACAAGTGCTTCAATAGCAGGAGAAGCTACAACTTTAAGTGCTACGGCAACAGCAAGTTTTGCTAGCCTGGCCTCCGATGCCCGAACAGCCACTAGCTCTTCCATAGCTTCTTTAGCTTCAACTTTAAGCCCTACGGCAACAGCCTCATTCGCAGACGTAGCAGGTCACTCTAGGACATCAGATTTAGCTACTACAGCCTCATTCGCCAACCTAGCCTCTGATGCTAGGACAGCTACAAGTGCTTCAATAGCAGGAGAAGCTACAACTTTAAGCACTACAGCCACAGCATCCTTTGCTGATGTAGCAGGAACTTCTAGAGCCGCAGATAGCGCTTCAGTTGCTGCTCGTGCCACTACCTTATCTGCAGACGCAACAGCATCTTATGCTCTATTAGCAAGTGATGCTAGAACAGCAGATAGCGCCTCTGTAGCATCAAGAGCAACAACCTTAAGTGCAGATGCTACTGCATCTTTTGCTGATTTAGCCGGCACTGTTCACGATGGTAGCATTACTACAGCTAAAATTGCTACTGGTGGTGTAACAAACGCTAAGTTAGCCAACGATGGGGTAACATTAGGTACCACTGTGGTTGCCTTAGGTAATACAGCTACATCATTAGTAGGATTAGATTTAATTAGCGCAACTACAGGTACATTTGTATTACAACTATTCGAATCTTCCTCTACAATAATAACATCAGGATCTAACATATTCGGTGATGAACAAACCGATAAACAACAATTTACAGGTAGCATACTACAAACCGGTAGTATGGTTATTTCCGGTAGCTTAGATGTTGCGGGTGGAACAGTTAGTGGTTCATTCCGCGGTGATGGTTCAGGATTAACAGGATTAGCTACTGTATTAACAGTAGATGGTGATTCTGGAACACAGAATGTAGATTTAATAGCAGATGATTTACAAGTTCTAGGTACCGCAAATAGAATTGAAACAGCTATAACAAAAGTAGGTAATGATGTTAAAGTAACATTAAATTTACCAAATACGGTAGAAGTTACAGCTTCCATTGCTACAAGAGCAAATGCTCTAAGCCCCTTAGCTACTGCTTCATTTGCCAACCTAGCCTCAGATGCTAGAACAGCCGATAGTTCCTCTGTAGCATCAAGAGCAACATTATTAAGTGCAGACGCAACAGCAAGTTTTGCTCTATTAGCAGGAGTTGCTAGAAACGCAGATTCAGCCTCTAACGCTGTAAACTCAGTTTCAGCTTCAGCTACAACAGCAGGAGTATTGTTCCCTTCAGCAGATGGATTATCTAACCAAGCCCTTATAACAAATGGAGCCGGTCAATTTGCATACGGTGATATATTTGGAACGGGTTCAACTAAAAAATTAAATCAAACGGTAGCTGCTTCAACTTGGTCATTTGCCCATAATTTAGATGAAGCTTATCCAATAGTACAAGTATATAGTACTGCAGGAGACCAACTGATTCCAGAAAGAGTTGAATCAATAAATAATAATAATATAAAATTATATTTCGCTACCACAACAGCAGGTATTGCTGCTGCAATGGTAGGTGGAATGGGAGTTTCTGCTTCAAATGCCACTAACGCCACTAGTGCATCCATAGCAGACAAAGCTTCAACCTTAAGTGCTACAGCCACAGCCTCATTTGCAGACATAGCCTCAGATGCTAGAACAGCAACCAGTGCTTCAATTGCAGGCGAAGCCTCAACCTTAAGTGCTACAGCAACCGCATCCTATGCCTTACTAGCCTCCGATGCTAGAACAGCATCAAGTTCTTCAGTTGCTGCTCGTGCCACTACATTAAGTGCTGACGCAACAGCATCTTATGCTCTATTAGCAAGTGATGCTAGAACATCTACAAGTTCCTCAATTGCACAAGTTGCTACATTAGCAAGAGCAGGTTCGGGTTCATTCAGTGGTTCATTCCAAGGAGATGGTTCAGGATTAACAGGATTAGCCGGTACTTTAACAGTAGATGGTGATTCTGGAACACAAGATGTAGACTTAATTGCTGATGATTTACAAATAATTGGTACTGCTCAAGAAATTACAACAGCAGTAACAAAAGTAGGTAATGATGTCAAAGTTGTACTTAGCCTACCAGACATAGTAACAATTGGAGATAGCTTAACCGTAACAGGTAATGCAACGATTGGTGGGGACTTAATAGTAGCGGGAGCCATAGTAAGCGCCTCTTCATTAGAAGTTGCTGATCAGTTTATAATACTAGCATCAGGTTCAAACGGACCTATAGATGGTGGTATCATTATTAATCAAGTTAATGACCACCCAGATGGTAAAGGTGTAGCATTTGCTTATGATTCTAGTGCAAATAGATGGGCATTACAAACAGGATTAAACGATACTGCTTCGGTAATGGTTCCGGATGCTTATGTAGGTGTTATTCAAGAAACTACTTCTGCACCCTCAACAACACCAACCTATGGTGGAACTGGTGGTTTAGGTACGGTTCATATAGACAGTGTAACAGGAGAAATATATATTTACTCTTAATATAATATAAAAATAGTTATGGGATTAATAGATAAACTAATGTCAAAAGAAGCTGCCCCAAAAAAGGCAGCTTCTAATGATAAAGATAAAGATTTAGCACTAAACCAAGAAGAAGTAATAATATTACTTCATGCTATGAAAGGTGCCACATTTAAAGGGGAAACTTTAGAGCAAGTTTATAACCTCACATTAAAACTACAAAATGTTCTTGCTTTCTTAATTAAGAAATAAAAATTTCACCTAACTTTATATATTTATATTAGAGTATTATCGGCCCGAAAGGGAAGTGGGCATCCTTATGATGTTACCAACCGTAATAAAATAGTATATGCCAAATTGGAAAAAATTAATCGTCAGCGGTTCTGACGCGAATCTAGCTTCACTCAACATAGCCGGTGCACTTACAGCATCTAGCGCTTATCTGCTGTCTGCCTCCATAGGTCACCTAGAAACTATATATGAGACAGCATCAGTTATTTACAGCTCAGGTTCTACTAAATTTGGTAATTCTTTTGATGATACTCATGAAATAACTGGTTCCCTATTAGTAACGGGTTCAATTACAGGAGATTTAACAGGAACTTCAAGTTTTGCTATAACCGCATCACATGCTTTAAACGTTCCTGATACAGCATCACATTCTTTAACAGCAATCACAGCCTCTCATACCGCCGGTACAGCTTCAATATCAAACTTCTCTACAACAGCTTCCCAAGCAAATAATGCTACTACATCTTCATATTCACTAACAGGAGATGGAGTATTTTCAGGATCATTTAGTGGTTCTTTCTTTGGAGATGGGGATGGTATTAATGTAAACCCTTTTCCATTTACAGGTTCAGGAGAAATGCAGGGAAGTTTAACTATAGAATCTTTCCAAGATTACGTAGATGATTACGTTGATAGTTATTTTGCAGGTACTGCCCTTAATACTTCAGGAGATGTTACAATAACAGGTAGTATATTTAGTCCTTTTATTAACGCTAATACCTTTACAGGTTCATTTTTAAACAATACAGGATATATAACACTCACCTCAGTATCCGAAAGTTTAAATTTTGCTAATGATGTAGCAGCATCAAATGGTGGAGTTCCATTAGGGGGTTTATATAGAAATGGAAATGCTATACAAATTAGAATAACTTAATAATATTTATAATATATATAAAGGATGCCAACAGGAAATTTAACATTAAGATCAGGCTTAGGAAGAAAGTTAACCATTTCAGAAATGGATAACAACCTTATCTTCTTAAGTGCATCATATACTTATCGTGAAGATATACTAGATAGCACAGGTTCATACGTAATAACCCATAATTTAAATGAAAATTACCCTGTTTGTACAGTTTGGGAAACAGGAAGTGCTGGAGCTAAAGTAATGGTTCCTGAAAGCATAATATCAAATAGTACAAATGTAATAACTGTAAATTTTGCAGAAACCTTTAATGGACATATTGTAGTAAAAGTATAGTTTTATTAAAATTTTTAATATTTATCAATAAATAACCACCACATAAAAAAATACAAATGAGAATAGACGGACCACAAATCATTGGTGAAATAACCTTACCTGCTACATCTAGTGGACACTTTAGTGGTTCATATGAAGGAGATGGGTCACAATTAACAGGTGTAGCCCCATTAGCTGGAACAGGTGTTACAGTTATAGGAACTACTGTATCTATTGGACAAGCAGTAGCAACTACCAGTGATGTAACATTTGGTAATATTACAGCAACCCTTATAACTGCAGATACAGGTACATTCGTTTACACCTTATTTGAATCTGCCTCTACAATAATTACCTCTGGTTCAAACATTTTTGGTGATGCTGCTACTGATATCCAACAGATTACAGGTTCTTTAATCACAACAGGTAGTATAACTGTTGTAGGAGCTATTAGTGCCAGTGGAACAGGACTATTTAGTGGATTGGGTATTGGAACAGCTGCTTCAGGAACAGTAGGTGCTATCTTAGCAACAAATGATGTTGTAGCCTTCGCTTCATCAGATGAGCGCTTAAAAGAAAACATAACACTTATAACAAGTGCTTTAGATAAAGTAAAAGCTATTAGAGGTGTAGAATTTGATTGGATTGCTAACGAAGAAATCCACCCAAATAACGGACACGATATTGGTGTAATTGCTCAAGAAGTTGAGGATGTATTACCTATAATTGTCCAGACAAGGGAAAATGGATATAAAGCAGTTAAATATGAAAAATTAACAGCCTTACTTATAGAAGCCGTTAAAGAATTATCCGCTAAAGTAGATGCCCACAAATGTGGTTGTAAATAAAATTACTTAATATAAATAAAAAAAGGGGATGCTTTCGCATTCCCTTCTTTTTTTATTCCTATCCAAATATTTATATATATAAAAATTAAGTTATGGCAATCCAACAAACAAAAATTACAGAAGACGAGTTAAAAGAATTAACAGATTTTCAACAAAGCATTAACACTATAACATTCCAACTTGGACAAGTAGCGTTAAGGAGATTAAATCTAGAACAAGAAGAAGAAGTTTTAGAAATTCAATACACTAAACTTATTCAAGTAGAAAAACAATTAGGTGACAAACTTAAAGAAAAATACGGAGATTCACAAATCGACTTAAAAACAGGGGAATTAACATTATCTTAGTAGCATTCTTAAAAACCCTTCACATATTTATCATTGATAAAATAACAACAATAAACAATGGCTGAAACATTATTATCCCCAGGCGTATTAACACGTGAAAACGACCAATCGTTAATCACCCAAGGTCCTATAACAGCAGGTGCTGCTGTAGTTGGTCCTACCGTAAAAGGACCTGTTAACATACCTACTTTAGTTACTTCTTATAGTGATTACAAAAATAAATTTGGTGGTTCTTTTTCAAGTGGAAGTGTTAAATTAGAATACTTAACTTCAATTGCTGCTAATAATTACTTCCAACAAGGAGGTCAAACTTTATTAGTAACACGTGTTGTTAATAACGCTAATGGAGACTATACTCCGGGTACAGCTACTATCACACCAGCTACAGGATCTATTATACTAAGTACTCTATCTGTAGGTGATTTAATGAACAATGAAGGTAGTGCTTCTGCAAGTGGCTCATTAGTAAATGGTTCACCTGATAATATAAGATGGGAAATCGCAAATTCCAACTCAGGTACTGGTCAATTTAACTTATTAATTAGACGTGGTGATGATAACACAGCCAGTAAAACAATATTAGAATCTTGGTCTGGCTTATCACTAGATCCAAATTCACCAAATTATATAGAACAAGTAATAGGTAATCAGGCTCCTAGATTCACAACAGATTCAGAAGGAAACCCATATATCGAAAATACAGGATCTTTTATAAATAACAGCCGTTATGTAAGAGTTGCTTCTGTAACAGAGCCAACATATAATTATTTTGATAATGATGGTGTTGCTAAACCTTTATTTGCAGGACATTTACCTTTACCAGGTAGTGGTTCCTTATCTGGTGCCTTTACCAAAGCTACAGGGTCTGTATATAGTAATGGTTCAAATGGAACTTTAGGAATGTTTGAAGATATAAACTCATTAAGTATCCAAGGATTACTTCCTGATAATTATACTTCTTCATTATCTTTACTACAAAACCAAGACGAATACGATTATAGCATCCTAATCCTCCCAGGTATAACAATACAAAATGGTTCTGCTGCTGTTGCTTCCGCAATCTCTATAGTAACAAATAGAGGAGATGCAATCGCTGTTGTAGATACCAGAGATTTTGGTGCTACGTTAAGCCAAACAATAACATCAGCAACAACACAAGATTCAAGTTATGCTGCAACATACTGGCCATGGGTTCAAGTATTATCTAACGAAACTGGAAAGTTAGTTTGGGTACCCGCTTCAACAGTAATTCCAGGAGTATATGCAACTAACGACAGACTAGGAGCAGAATGGTTTGCACCTGCCGGATTCAATAGAGGTGGAGTTGGTGGAGTTGTACAAGCCGAAAGAAAATTATCACCTGCTGATAGAGATAAATTATACTTAGGTAAAGTTAACCCAATAGCATCCTTCCCAGGACAAGGTCCTGTAATATTTGGTCAGAAAACATTACAATCTAAAGCTACTGCATTAGATAGAATTAATGTTAGAAGATTATTAATTAACCTTAAGAGTACAATTGGACAAGTTGCTGAAGGGTTATTATTTGAACAAAACACAGCTGCTACAAGGAATAGATTTATAAACCAAGTTAATCCTTATTTAGAATCTATCCAACAAAGACAAGGTCTATATAGCTATAGAGTAGTAATGGATGAAACGAATAATACTGCCGACGTAATTGATAGAAACCAAATGGTGGGGCAGATATTTATCCAACCAACCAGAACAGCAGAATTTATAATCCTAGATTTTAACGTAACACCTACGGGAGTTGAATTCTAAAAAGGAAAAATAGACAATATTTATAATAAACAAATCATAACATGGCAGTATTAGATCCAAACGAAATAATGTTCACCGCATTTGAACCTAAAGTACAAAATAGGTTTATAATGTATTGCGACGGAATCCCAGCTTACCTAATTAAATCAGCTACTGCACCGGGATTCGAAGCAGGTGAAATCATCTTAGACCACATAAACACTTACCGTAAAGTAAAAGGTAAAGTAAGATGGAATGACATGACACTTAACTTATATGACCCCGTAACTCCATCTGGAGCTCAAGCCGTAATGGAATGGGCACGTCTGGCACACGAAAGTGTAACAGGTAGAGATGGTTACTCTGATTTCTACAAAAAAGACTTAACATTAGATATTTTAGGTCCTGTAGGAGATGTAGTAGGAGAATGGGTAATTAAAGGTGCCTATGTTAAAACTGCAGCATTCGGTGATTACGATTGGGCTAACGAAGCCGCTATCAATCTATCAGTTACTATAGCAATGGATTACTGTATATTAAATTTCTAATACCCCAACCCTCCATACCCTTGAATCAGGTACTCAATTTTGAGTACCTTTTTCTCTTTTATATATTTATATCCACAAATAAGTTATTTAAAGTATGGAAGAAAACGTTACAAAATCGAAGTTCCCCACAGAAATGGTGGACTTGCCTTCAAAGGGCCTTATCTACCCCAAAGACAATCCTTTATCAAGCGGTAAAATTGAAATGAAATACATGACTGCTCGAGAAGAAGATATCTTAACAAACCAAAACTACATTTCAAAAGGTATTGTATTAGATAAACTAATTGAATCACTAATTGTATCAAAAATCGACTTCAATGATATTATCGTTGGAGACAAAAATGCGCTTTTAATCGCATCACGTATTTTGGGTTACGGGAAAGACTATACATTTAGAGCCTACAATTCAGATACGCAAGGAATCGCTGATTTCACGGTTGATTTAACCACTCTTAACGACAAAACACTAGAAGAAGGCATATTGAAAGAAGAAGGTGTAAATGAATTTGATTTTGTTTTACCACATTCAAAAATACCAATTACATTTAAACTCTTAACACACGGTGACGAAAAGTCAATAGATAGGGAGATAACAGGTATGAAGAAAATACGACCTGATTCAAACCCTGAAATCACCACTAGACTAAAATACATTATCACTTCAGTAGAGGGTGATAGAGAAAAGAAATCTATCCGCGAATTTGTAGACAATATATTATTGGCTAGAGATTCTAGATCACTACGTGA